AATTATGGCAAAACCATTTGATATTAGTAAGTTTAGAAAGAGTATTACCAAAAGCATTGAAGGATTAGGTATCGGCTTTAACGACCCAACAGATTGGATCTCAACAGGCAACTACACATTAAACTATCTACTAAGCGGAGACTTTAACAAAGGTATTCCGATGGGTAAAGTAACTGTGTTTGCTGGTGAATCAGGCGCAGGTAAATCATTTATCTGTTCAGGCAACATTGTACGTCATGCACAAGAGCAAGGTATCTATGTAATCTTAATTGATACAGAAAACGCACTTGACGAAGCATGGTTACACGCACTAGGTGTAGATACAGACGAAAGCAAGTTACTTAAACTTAACATGGCCATGATTGATGATGTGGCTAAAGTTATCAGTGATTTTGTTAAAGAGTATCGTACACTTCCAGAAGAAGACCGTCCCAAAGTATTGTTTGTTCTAGACAGCTTAGGTATGATGTTAACTCCAACAGACGTTAACCAGTTTGAAGCAGGCGAAATGAAAGGTGATATGGGCCGTAAACCTAAAGCACTTACAGCACTTGTACGTAACTGCGTAAACATGTTTGGTACATTAAACTTAGGTCTGGTAGCAACTAACCATACTTACGCAAGTCAAGATATGTTTGACCCGGATGATAAAATTTCAGGTGGTCAGGGCTTTATCTACGCTTCAAGTATTGTAGTTGCAATGCGCAAACTTAAACTTAAGACAGACGCTGATGGTAACAAGACTACAACAGTTAACGGTATTCGTGCGGCTTGTAAGATTATGAAAACACGTTATGCTAAACCGTTTGAGTCAGTACAAGTAGAGATTCCATATGAAACTGGTATGAGTCCTTACTCAGGTATGGTAGACATGTTAGAAGCTAAGAGCTTGTTATCAAAAGAAGGTAACAGTTTAGTCTACAAATTTGCTGATGGTACTACTATCAAACAATTCCGTAAAGCATGGGAACGTAACGAAGATAATAGTTTAGACAAGGTTATGAAAGAACTTTCATCTAATACCAAGATACTTAGTTCAGCAGAAGTTACAGAAGTTACTGAAGTAATCGATGAATCAGCTGACGCTTAAATTTAGTGCCACTGAATGTAATGGCTGGCCTAAACTTAAATTTTATTTAGATGATGATTTATATGAAGATTTTGTATTCACTGAATCATCATCTATAATTAAGTTGCCGCTGGCGCTAATTGATGGCGACCACGAGCTTGCTATAGAACTATACGGAAAAACAGGACAAAATACACAATTAGTAAATGGTCAGATAGTAGCAGACCAAACTGCTACATTAGAACAGTTACTCATTGACGATGTCCCTATTCCCAATTTTGTTAAATACAGTGGAATTCACTACTACCACGGTGGCGCACATCCGCAGAGCTTAGTTTGGGGACCAAACGGCATTTGGAAGTTAGCGTTTAAAACTCCAATTATTAATTGGATCTTAGAAGAAAAACAACAAGTTAGTCTGCATTATCAGTCAGCTGATACGGTATTAGGCGGGTATAATGAAGCAAAGAAGCAAAAGCTAATGTACTATCTAAAACAAATAGAAGAAATACTTCTAACCAATGGCTAAGTATTCTAAGGTTATGATAGTATCAACAGGCTTATTAAGCCTTGATCGCGCACCTGCAGCATCTGCATGGTTGGCTGGCATGTGTGAACGATATCCAATAGAATACGAAGTATTTGATTTTAACGTACACTTAAAAAATGTACTAGGTACAAGCCTTTGGGAAAAGTTATTTGTAATACCAGTAGAAGATGATGGGTTTCCATCTATGGACCCGGCATTACTGGTACAGGTTAAAGAAGCTATTGCTAGCGGAGTAGATTTAATCTTCCAGCACAGTCCGGATTTAATTGCTATGACTGTGTTAAGTTACATTCAATATCCTTATACAAAGTTAGTATTAGAAGCTATTAGAACAAAAACCGCAGTAACTATCATTGCCGGGGGCACTGGTATATCTTATCAAACATCACAAGGTAGCACAGTTGGTCGTAGATTATTAGACGAAAATCTATTAGACTATTATGTATTGGGCGAGGGTGATGATGTATTCAAGCTGTTCCTTGACGGTGAATTAGCATTAGGTATTAACCATAAAGATAACCAATGGGAAAGCTGGGTACCGCAGATTAATGAACTTGACGGCCTCACATTTCCTAGCTATAAAAAGATTAATCTAGCTGACTATGAACAAACAGAAATAAACAATAGATCAATGGCAACTGCTACTATAACAGGTAGTAGGGGGTGTGTACGTAGATGTACATTCTGTGACATTGGCCATGTATGGAAAAAGTTTAGATTTCGCTCTGCAGATGATATTGCTAAAGAAATTGTACAACATTACCTAGACACTAAAATTTTAAGATATCATTTTTCGGACAGTTTGATTAATGGATCTTTAAAACATTTTGTTGCCTTAATGGAGCGACTAGTAGAGCTACATACAGAGTATCCCGAGCTTAAAGATCTACAAATAGACGGGCAGTTTATTATTAGAGAAAAGAAACATCATCCTGAGTATATGTACGAACTTATGCGTAAGTCGGGAGTGTTTAGAGTAGAAGCAGGTATCGAGTCGGGTAGCGAACGTGTTAGAGAACACATGGGTAAGAAGTTTTCGGACGAGGATCTTGACTATCATTATGAAATGAGTTCTAAGCACGATATTACTAATTCGTTGCTATTATTTACAGGATATCCTACAGAAACTATCGAAGATCATCAAGATACTTTAAATTTATTAAAAAGATATCAAAAGTATCTTGTGGACGGTACTATATCTATGTTAGTATTAAGTGAGCCTATGATATTGTTACGTAATACACCATTGGCTAATATGCAAGACGAACTTGGGTTGGTATTATTTAATAATGAATACGGCAATACTTTGTGGACAGCAGACACTAATCCTACTTTCACCGTAGAAGAAAAATATCGCAGATATTTAGAAACAAATAGGTTAAGTTTAGAATTGGGGTATCCTCGATCATTTGATGTAGTGCAAAGGACAATAGATTTAATTAAAGAAATTTCTTATTTAAAACAAACAGATCAGATAGTTAAACAAAAATTTGAAGAGTTGATACATAGTATGATATTGGAGGAAGTATAAATGAGTATTGAAATAGATGTGGTGGGTGAAGTTTGGTTAACCTGCAAAGAATATATTAACCTTAAAGATAGACAAGCCGCTGCAGACCATTTAATCAGTGTAGTAGCTGACCATAATATTTTAGAGCGTGATCTTAAAGCAGTGGGAGGTACCGACAGCTACCTCAAACGTGCAGTTGAAGAATATTTAGGTGAAGCAGTTGAAGAACCTGATTATGATGAAGATGAAGGCGACGACTATTAATGTGGTATAGTCGTGTAGTTGCTAATCTAGGTAATATTCCAGATTTCATAACCCATTATGAAAATGAATTAGCGCAGGCTAAAAAAGAAGTTGGAACCTATGGTAATATTGAAAAAAATCTAGCAAATTTACCAGGTATTACAGAGCAACGATTTAATCAGCTACAGGAGATTGAAGCAGTGCTTAACTATCTTAATATACAACTACGAAAAATTCGTCAGACACATTATAAGAAATATTTAGAAGCCTATGCCCGTGCATTAACTAGTCGCGATGCCGAAAAGTACGCAGAAGCGGAAGATGATGTTATTGATATGGAAACTATCATTAATGAAGTGGCCTTGTTGCGTAACAAATGGCTAGGTATTATGAAAGGCTTAGAAAGTAAAAACTTTATGCTAGGACATATTACTCGACTACGTACAGCGGGAATGGAGGATGCTTCAATTGGCTAGACATAGTTTACGTATACTTGACTTAATACAGCAATATGACATATTTTTAGAAAGTATCCATCATATTGCTGATATGGGTTGCGGCACGGGAGAAGATACTACCTGGTGGGCAACCTTAATGAACAACGAAGATCCCCCACATCCGTATAACTTTGCCTGCCATGCTGTGGATATTGATGCTAGTAAACTAGCACAACTGCCCAATCTTAAAAATATTCACAAAAACAATAATAGCTTTGATGCTGATTATCTGTTCCCTGTCCCAATTGATTTTATCTGGGCACATGATAGCCTACAGTATAGCACTGACCCGCTACATACCTTACGTAAATGGAACGGATATCTTAATGTTAATGGTATGTTAGCATTAAGCGTGCCACAACATACAGGTATCGAATACGGTAGACAATACAGTAGAGGCTATAATGGTTGTATTTTTCATTATAATCCTATTATGCTAATTTATATGCTAGCGGTTAACGGCTTTGATTGTCGCGATGCATATTTGTTAAAACAATTTCAAGATCCGTGGATCAATATGGCTGTGTATAAAACTGATGTAGCGCCAATGGATCCTAAGACTACCACATGGTTTGATCTAATAGATAAAAATCTATTGCACCCTAGTATTGTTAACAGCATTAATGCAAATGGGTTTCTTAAGCAAGAAGAAATTGTAATGCCCTGGTTGGATAAAGAACTATATTTTATTGACTATATTAGTCAGCAGACAGAAATACCACCGGCCACTACAGATACGGGTATAATACCGGGTGAAGTTGTTCAATCGTCTGAACATACTATAGAACAGCCAGCCGCCACAGAAGTTAAAACAAAAACGTTTAAACCTATGCCACTAAAAAGTAAACCCCCAACTAGAAAGAGTTATAAGAGTGATTAATCGAGTTGTATTAGTCACGGGCGGATTTGATCCCCTACATAGCGGTCACATAGAATACTTTAAGGCCGCAAAGGCCTTAGGTAATATACTTGTTGTTGGAGTTAACAGTGATGCATGGTTAGCTCGTAAGAAAGGCCGCGCATTTATGCCTAGCACAGAACGGGTTGATATTATACAAAATCTTAAGATGGTTGATCATTGTATATTGTTTAACGATGATGACGATACTGCTATAGAAGCAATTAACAATGTTAAGATGATATATCCCAATAGTCAAATTATCTTTGCCAATGGCGGAGATCGCACAGCTAAGAACATTCCGGAAATGTCAGTCAAGGATGTGGTGTTTAAATTTGGTGTAGGTGGCCAAGATAA